GCGAGACAACCCCTGCAATGGTCTTTCGCTGCTCACTAGAAGAACTTGGCGAGGAGTGCGGCATTGATGTCGGGCATGATGACCGCGACTACGGCGACGAGCATCAGTCCGAGGAAGAAGATGCCGAGGAAATGACCGAAGAAGAGCAGGAGTTGGTTGACGAGGCGATTCAGAACTTCGCCCTCAACTTTATCAAGTATGTCCGCGAGGTCGATGCGTCCCTTTACAGCCGTGCAAAGCAATACGCCGCCGACTATTCGGGCAATGCCGTAGTTGAGTTCATCGATGATGGAGAAGGAGACGAAAATGAGAATGGTGATTAAGTTCCCCACGCGGGGGCGACCTGAGAAGTTTGCGGCAGTACTCAACAAGTACATCAACTTCCTTTCGGGGATGCATGAGGTACATTTCGTTGTGTCATTTGATCATGACGATCCAAGCATGAACAATGACAACATGTGGTCGCTGTTCAGCCGTTTGAATTCACAACTTGATGGGCGTATCCATCCCGTATGTGGCAAGTCCACGGGCAAGATATCTGCTGTCAACGCTGACTTGGATGTGGTTCGTCGCCTGAATCCCGATGTCATCCTGCTTGCATCCGACGATATGATTCCCATCCACGGCGGGTACGACGATGTCATTGCACGGGCGATGGCGAAGTTCTTCCCCGACACGGATGGTGTTCTGTGGTTCAACGATGGCTTCTCAGGAGGCAACAAGTTGATCACACTATCCATCTTGGGGCGCAAGTATTTCGAACGCTTTGGGTATCTTTACTACCCTGGTTACAAGTCTGTGTTCTGTGACAACGAGTTCACGGAAGTGGCGAAGATGCTTGGCAAGGTTGTGTTCATCGACCATGTCATTATTCAGCACCAATGGGTGGGGGCTACGACTCCCGATGCGCTACATGCGCGTAACGAGTCTCCTGAAATGTATGAACATGACAAGCCGCTGTTTGAAGCGCGTCTTGCAAGAAACTTTGACATAAAGCCAAACGAGATATCTCAAGTCTCCAAGTATCCCCCCATCACCAAACGATATTCACAGAACAACGAGCAAGACATCATCATGTCTTACTTGGAAGCCAATCAATTAACGGGAGGCAAACTGTTGGAGGTCGGCGCATTTGATGGGGAGACATTCAGTAATGTCAGAGCCGTTCTCCTTAGGTTCAAAGATTGGAAGGGTGTTCTTGTCGAGCCTTCGTCTTTCTGTTTTTCCAAGGTCTTTGAGTTGTATAAAGCAGAGCCTCGCAGAGTTGAACTTGTGAACTTGGCAGTTCTGCTCGAAAAGGACGCAGATAAGACTCTACTGGAATTTCATGAGTCGCCTAATAGTGCAGCGTCTTCGGTGGGATTTGAACACGCCGCGATCTTCAATAACGAGAAGAATGCGGATGGGGACATAATCAATCCTAGAAAAATCTATGTTGGTGGAATCGGTCTCAAGGAACTGCTGTCTCGTTTCGGCAATTCATTTGATTTCATCAACATTGATGTCGAAGGGTTCTCATCAGAGATGGTGCTGCAAGATTGGTTCAAACCACGAGAGTACAACTGTAAACTCTTGTGTGTTGAGGTTGATCTAGATTCAACCGAAAAGGTTGGTCAGATTCCCCAAGTCTACCGCAAGAAGATGGACGAGAAGTTCTTGGCGATGGGATACAAGGTCTTGGGGTCTACACCTGAAAATCAAATCTACGGACTGTAAAGGAAACAAATCATGACATGGCGACCAATGCATAAACTCTCTATCCTCATTCCGAGTCTTGAGGAACGGAAACCCAAACTTGAGCAACTGAAAGCCGAACTGGCGAATCAGATTGGTAAGCGTAATGTGGAAGTGCTGTCCCTGTCAGACAACAGGCAGATGAGCATCGGACAGAAGCGCAACATGCTTCTCACTCAATCGACGGGTGAGTATGTTTCTTTTGTTGATGATGATGACATGGTCAGCCCTGACTACATCGAAAAGGTTCTGAATGCGCTGACCAAGAACCCTGATTGCTCATCACTCACAGGCGAGATCGTCTTCTCAGACGGTTATAGCCGCCCCTTCATCCACTCCTTGCGGTACACCCAATGGATTGATGATCATGAGGGCAAGGTCTACTATCGACCACCAAATCACCTGAACGCCGTCCGCAGGGCGATTGCCGTACAGGTGGGATTCCCACCGTGGAATAGCGGTGAGGATCGTTCCTTCAGCATGGGCATTCGCCACTTCCTCAAGAAAGAGGAGTGGATCGATGGTGTGATTTACAACTACAAATGCAGCAAGACTTTCGAAGAAACACATAATCATCAGGTCGCACGATGATAGTTCAAATCACGATGACAAGAAACGAACTCTTTTTGATCAAAGAGATGCTGCCTCTTTGGCAGAGGTACGCTGACGGGTTTGTTTTCATGGATGATGGGTCAACTGACGGAACATACGAATTTCTAAAAGACAACGCAGAAAAGTACAACATCCTCTCCGTTATCAAGTCGGGAAGAAGTTCTGATTCTCTGTCTATTGAATCGAACATGAGACAGACGCTGTTTGATGAAGCCCTAAAGCATTCGGGCAACATCGTTTGCTTGGATACAGATGAGTACATCGACGGTCAGATGACCAAGGATGAACTTGAAAAACTGATGGAGTCGAACAAGGATACCCTGTTTCACTCTCTGTGGATTCAGTACCTTGACCAAAACAATGTCCGTGTAGATGGGCCGTGGCGGGTGAACTGGATGGACAGGATCGGTTCTTACAGTCAAAGAGCGGTCTTTAGAAATCTGCAAATGCATGCCGAGCATCTTCCAGTTCCAAAGAATCAACTGTGGGTTAACATGCCACACCTGTTCATCGCCCATATCGCATGGGTGGACAAGAAGGCAGTTGCGTTGAAGCAGTACTATTGGAAAGTGTTTGACTATGTCAATCGAACAAAGTTTGGCATTGATACTTTGAAACCAACTGAGTACGACAGATCAGTCAACAACTTCAACTGGCAAGCCGAGCATTTCCCGTTTCCACTTCGCGCACGAACGGACATTTACCAAACTCAAAACGAAAACTCCAACTACAAGAAACAGTTCATCAAAGAAAGTGTTGAGAAATACAACATCCCCAACTTGAATGATTGGGGAATGGGAATACACTAAACGCCAAGAGGAAACCATGGAAGATATTCTGAAGGCAGTACAAGAGTTCATCGCAGCAAAGCAACAGTCAAAGACTTGGGTGGCGGGTAAGGATTGGGTGCAGTATGCAGGCCCATTCTTTGGCACCGAGGAGTACACCGAATCAGTCAAGACTCTTCTTGAGGGTTGGTTGGTGTTGGGTCAGAACGGAATTCGCTTTGAGGGGCAGTTCCCCAAGTTGATGGGGAAAGACTACGGCATCCTCACCAACAGCGGAAGCAGTTCCAATCTGATCATGATGTCAGCCCTGACATCGAAGCGACTGTACAACTTTCCCAAGGGAACAAAAGTCATCACTCCGATTGCGGGGTTTCCAACGACGATCAATCCAATCTTTCAGGTTGGATTTGAACCTGTTTTTGTTGACATTGATCTCGACACGCTCAATCTCAATCTTGATCAGGTTGAGGAAAAGGCAAAGCAGGGCTGCAAAGTCATTACATTTGCCCATGTCTTAGGCAATCCACCAAATATGGATCGTCTTATGGACATCGTTGAGCGGTATGATCTGATCCTCCTTGAGGACTGTTGTGATGCCCTAGGCAGTACTTACAAGGGAAAGCCGCTTGGATCCTTCGGGCAGTTTGCAAGTTGCTCGTTCTATCCCGCCCACCACATCACCATGGGCGAGGGTGGCTTCGTTGCATGCAAGACACATGAGCAGGAAATCGTGTCTCGTAGTTTCCGCGAGTGGGGACGAGGGTGCTACTGCGTGGGGCAAAAGGCTAACTTCCTCAAGAATGGATCATGCAAGAAGCGGTTCTCAAACTGGCTACCCGCTCTTCCCGATGAAATCTTCGACCATAAGTATGTGTACGACGAGGTTGGCTACAACCTGAAGCCGACCGATCAACAGGCTGCGATGGGGTTAGTCCAACTAAAGAGACTGCCTCAAATCATCGACATGAGAAAGCGGAACTACAAGCGGCTCTGTGAGATCTTCTCCAAATACGAGGAGCATTTCATCATTCCAAAGGCAACGGAGGGTTCCGATCCTGCGTGGTTTGCTTTCCCCCTCACGCTCAAGAATGGTTGTCCGTTCAAGCGCAAGGACATCGTAGACTACTTGGAGGAGAACAAGATTCAAACCCGCCCCTACTTCGCGGGAAACATCATGCTTCAGCCCGCCTATGTGGGGATGATGGATCAGCAGGATGTAATCAAGAACTATCCCAATGCTAGAAAGGTCACTACGGACACCTTCTTCCTTGGAACTAGTCCTGTGATTACTCCCGAGCAGATGGACTACATCGAACAGACCGTGAACGACTTCTTCAACAAGAAGAGAGTTTCACTAAATGTGATCAACTGAGAGCGAAAGGTATATCATGAAAGCAAGCACAATGTCAATTTGCATCGTCACCTTCAGACAGCGGGGTGAGATGGTTAGGAAGTTGGTAGCAGACATCAGACAGCGGGTTCCCGAAGATGTTGACATCATCTTGGCAATCAACGGGAACAACAACGAGGACATGCCTGATTGGTATAGGCGCAGCATGCTAGAACTGTGCATGATGCACAAGAATGTCTATCCGATTTTCTGTCCCGAGTTCAAGAGCCTCAGTAAACTGTGGAACACTCTTGTGATCTTCAGCAAGACGCAATACAACTTCATCATCTGCGACGATGTTGAATATGGTAGCGACGAAATCTATCAAAAGGTTCTGAACCACATCAATACCACGGAAGACGAGTTCTTCACGATCAACGGTGAGTTCTCACATTTTGTCTGCACGAAGAACATGCTCCACAAGGTAAACTACTTTGACGAGAGGCTGTCTGCCTTTGGCGAAGAAGACGGGGATATGCACTACAAGCACATTGAGGCAACTGGAAAAAGAATTCCATCTCTGAGCATTCCAAACATCTTCAATAAGGCTGCTTACTACTTCAGAAACGAGAAGATCGAAACCTTTGTTGATAACAAGCCGAAGTACAACAGAGAGGTAGCCAATTTGATGTATGTTGCGGATCCAAATGGAATCGTCAATCCTATGGATCCGACCAAGACTCCAGTTAAGAAGATCGCTGAAAACACTCCGCAGTATCCACATGAGATGTTTGTAATCAAGAACAAGCATAACATCGAAAAGTTTGAAAAGGTGATCTTCTAATGGGTAAGGTATCTGTATTTGGTGGCAAGGGATTCATCGGATCCAAGTTCTGCGAACTGTACCCAAACGATGTCATCGTGATGGATAGGGAAGACTACACCCCAAAGACACCCGATATCCTCTACCTGATCAGCACGACAGACAACTATAATGCCCTGAATAACTTGCACATTGACATAGACACCAATCTAACGGTTCTCATGAATGTGCTTGAGAGACTGCCCAAGGGACAAGATGTAACTTTCAACTTCGTCAGTTCGTGGTTTGTCTACGGGAAGAACTACGAGATGCCCTTCCGCGAGGATCACTCCAAGTGCAGCCCCACGGGATTCTATTCCATCACGAAGTACTGCGCCGAGCAGTTGCTAGTTTCATTCTGCCAAACCCACAACATAAAGTACAGAATCTTTAGGCTTGCAAATGTGCTAGGTGTGGGAGACAAGAGGATTTCGAAGAAGAAGAACGCACTTCAGTACTTGGTACGGGAGATCGTCAACGACAGGGATGTTCCTCTCTACTACGGCGGCGAAGTACTCAGAGACTACATCGGCGTTGACGATGTTGCCGCTGCCATGAAGTTGTGTATGAGTAAGTCTCCTATCAATCAGATCATCAACATCGGAAGCGGCAGACCGCACAAGTTCCTCGACATGATCAACAAGGCAATCGAATACTCAGATTCGAAATCTAAGATCATTCACATTGACCCAACTCCTTTTCATGATATAGTTCAGGTTCGGCATTCCTACTTGGAGACATCCAAGTTGGTTTCCTATGGGTTCAAACAGAGCAAGGACATCAATACCATCATTGAAGAGTTGGTAGACCACTACAAGGGAGAGGTAGCAGCGTGAAAATTGTTTATGTAACAGGATGCTTGGGCTTTATCGGCTCTTATGTGACCCGCCTTTGCTTGGAGAGGGGTTGGTATGTGAAGGGCGTTGATAAGATTACATATGCAGCCAACAAAGACTTGCTTGAGGAGTTCAGTAAGCACAAGAACTTCTCATTTGTTCATTGTGACATCAACGACTTGAAGTTCCTCTACGACTGTGATTACATCATCAACACAGCAGCAGAGACGCATGTCGGCAACTCCATCGCAAACAGCGATGACTTCGTCAAGTCGAACATCGATGGAGTACACACTATCCTAAATCTCATGCGGAACTATAGGCAGGAGAGCGGCAAGATCCCTATCCTGTTTCACTTCAGCACCGATGAAGTCTATGGAGACATCGTTGATGGTGCCCACCACGAAGGCGATATTCTCAAGCCGTCCAATCCGTATTCTGCGACCAAGGCGGCTGCGGATATGCTTATCATGGCTTGGGGCAGAACATACAACATCCCTTACATCATCGTTCGCCCCACAAACAACTACGGAATCGGACAGTATGTTGAAAAGTTGATTCCCAAGACATGCAAGTATCTTCACTTGAGAAGAAAGGTTCCTCTCCACAACAACGGTACGCCTGTACGCACATGGCTGCATGCGGCAGATACAGCGGAGGCTGTGGTGAAGATCATCGAAAGTGGAATCAGAAACGAGATTTACAACATCTCAGGTGGTTTCGAACAAACCAACTTAGAGACAGTTCGAAAGATTCTTGTTGAACTGTTGGAAACCGAGAACTTTAACATCAACGACTACATAGATGTGACCTGTTCCAGAGTAGGACAAGATCTTCGGTACTCGTTGGATGATTCGAAGATCCGAAAGTTGGGTTGGAAACCAAAGATGAACTTTGATCAGGCGTTGAGTGGAATTATTGAACACTACAGGAACACCTTTATTTGGTGAGTTGGAAGGATTTATTATGAACACTAGAGAATTCAACTGCGTAAAAACTCTCACGGATTTGATTGAGAATGAAGGTCTTGTGGGTGTTAAGACATCATTTGAAGATGAGGGTGCCCTCTTTAACGAGACGGTAAGACTCAAGGAAATTTGCAATCAGGCAAAGACCAAACTCACCCTGAAGATTGGAGGCCCTGAGGCGATCCGCGACCTGAAGGACTCCTCTGTCATCGGGGTCAAGGGGTTGGTTGCCCCTATGGTCGAATCTGAGTTCGGGCTTTCGAAGTTCATTCAAGCCGCGAAGACTCATATCCCCGAGGATTCGCTGTCTTCAATTCAACTCAACATCAATATCGAAACGATCACCGCTGTCAACAACTCAGAGAAAATGTTGGAGTCCAAGGCTGCAACCGATCTTTACGGAGTTACGGTTGGGCGTGTGGATTTGGTTTCCTCCATGGGTAAGGATCGTAAGTTTGTCAATAGCGACGAGGTTTACGAATTGACCAAGCGAGTCTTTGTCAAGGCTAAGGAAAAGGGTCTGAAGTTGTGCTTGGGTGGTGCCGTGTCCGTTGAATCCTATGACTTCCTCAAGAGGCTGCACTCCGAGGGTCTATTGGATAAGTTTGAGACGAGATACGCAATCTACGATCCGTCCATCGCGCTGAAGAACCTGTCTCGCGCCCTGTCCAAGGGACAGATGTTTGAATACGAGTGGCTGAAGACAAAGCATGAATACTACACCGCTCTTGCAAACCAAGACATCAAGCGAATTGAGATGATTCAGGACAGAATCAATCAATCCATCTCCTTCAAGTGATTGGCGGTCATACACATGAATGTCCTAGTCACAGGGGGATCCCGTGGAATCGGAAAGGCTATCGCTGAACGGTTTGTCCGCGAGGGGCATCGCGTGTACGCGCCCACGCGGGAGGAATTGAACCTATCCAGTAAGGTAGTCCTCATAAATCCCAAGTTCGATGTCGTAGTTAACAATGCAGGAATCAATCCCCTGAGGGACATTCCGAATGTTAGCGACGAAGAAGTCATGCGGGTCAACTATCTGTCCCCACTTGAGATAGTTCAGCAATGCTTGCCGCACATGGTAGGACAGGGATTTGGTCGTATCGTCAACATAGGAAGTGTTTGGATCGACTTGGCAAAACCCAAGCGGTCTGCATATGCCGCAAGCAAGTGCGCCCTTCATTCTCTCACCAAGTCTCTCACCGCCGAATATGCAAGCAAGAACATCCTTGCCAACACGGTTTCCCCTGGGTTTATCGGAACTGATTTGACATATCAGAACAACAGCAAAGAGGAACTGGAGAGAATTGTGGAAAGTGTCCCTGTCGGCAGATTGGGAACCCCGTCAGAGGTTTCTGATTTGGTCTACTTCCTCTGCACAGCCCAAAACAAGTTTATCGCGGGACAAAACATCTTTATCGATGGTGGATACACATGCACAGCCTGAACATCAAGTCTAAGGTAAATGACTACGAAGTGAAGTGTGTGAACTCTACGGACGAGATCCTAGAGGAAACAAACAAAACCAACACGATCACATTCATAGATTTGAATGTTGCATCTCTTTACCCCCAACTGAATAGAAGCGATTTTGTTCGTGTGTTTTGCAATGAGGATACAAAGACCATCGGTGGAACTCATGTCATTCTAAATCAACTTGTTGATAGGAAAGCAAACACCAAGACTAAATTGGTTGTAATAGGTGGCGGGATTCTTCAAGATTTGATTGGCTACTGCGCCTCCATCTACTGCCGTGGAATTGAGTACATCTTGGTTCCAACTACATTGTTGGCACAAGCAGATAGTTGTATTGGTGGAAAGACATCGATCAACTATGGGAGCAGAAAGAACATACTGGGCACTTTCTTTCCACCATCAAAGATACTTATCGATACGAACTTCACAAAGACCCTCACTCGTCAAGATTACATCAGCGGATTGGGCGAAGTCTACAAGTTTCATATCCTTCAGGGAAAGATGTCGCAGTTTGATCCTGATGGGTCTGTTAAGGAAATGGTATTCGATGGGCTTTGCTACAAGGCAGACATCATCTCGCGGGATGAATTTGACAAGGGGGAAAGACGGTTTCTCAACTTCGGTCATACCTTTGGTCATGCTTTGGAAACCATTTCACAGCATGAGATACCCCATGGAATTGCTGTCATCTTGGGTTCCATGATTGCAGTCACCGTCTCCAAGAGATTGGGGTTCTCGGTACCGAATTACGATCTGACTATGGACATGGGAAGAGAACTGATCAGACTCAGTTCAATCCAGTTGAAACAAGAATGGTTCGACTGCGACACACTCTTGGAAATCATCAAGTCGGACAAGAAGAGCAATGGAAATCTCACCATGGTTCTAATTAACGAAACTCCTTTCTTGACAGACATCAAAGACAAGACTATACTTCCTCAAATCCTAGAGGAAATTCATGCGAGTATCTGACTACATCATTCAGTTCCTGAGAGACAACTATCAAGTAGACACGATCTTCACCGTATCAGGGGGCGGTTGCATTTTCTTGGTTGACTCTTTGGGAAAGACAGATGGTGTGCAGTACATCGCCACGCATCATGAGCAAGCCGCTGCAATTGCCGCTGAGGGCTACTCACGGATGAATGGGGGATTGGGTGCCTGTTTGGTCACAAGCGGTCCAGGGGGCACTAATGCCATTACAGGAACCCTGTGCAGTTGGTTGGACTCTATCCCTGTCATTGTTCTCTGTGGACAAGTAAACAAGGAAATGACCACCGATTACACGGGATTAGGTATTCGTCAGTTGGGAGATCAAGAGTTCAACTTGGTCAAGAGTGTTCAGAACATGACGAAGTATGCCGTTCAGGTGAATGATCCGAATGAGATCAGATACCACCTTGAGAAGGCATGTAAATTGGCAACCACAGGAAGACCAGGTCCAGTTTGGCTTGACATTCCCCTCAATACGCAATCGGCTGAGATAGACCCAACCGCAATCAGGGGATACGAGGAGGAGATTGAAACCATTCTCCCCGATCCGACCAAGGTCAGCGCGGTAGTTGATCGATGGAAAAAAGCCAAGAAACCCCTTCTCATCGTTGGAAATGGTGTTCGTCTTAGCGGTGCAGTAGATCAACTGCATGAGATGTTGTCCAAGACCAACATTCCGACCATCACGGCTGTCAATGGAAATGATGTTGTCAACTCCGACTACCGTTACTACTACGGAAGATTTGGAACCCATGCACAGATTTGTGCCAACAAACTGTTGAGCGAGTGTGACTTCCTACTGACGATTGGCAGTCGCTTGTATGTGAGACAGACGGGATACAACTTCAAGGGGTTTGCCCAACAGGCATATCGGGCATATGTGGACATCGATGCGGGAGAACTCGCAAAGCCCACTCTGTTCCCCGATGTGGCCATTCAATCGGATGCGGGGGAGTTCATCAACGAGATCATGAAGTACGATCTTCCAATGTCTCCCGAGAGTTGGTTGGGTGAGTGTGATCTGCTCAACAAGTCCCCAAAGGTTTTGGATCGGCACAGGGACAGCGTTGAGTTTGTAAGCCACTATGCATTCATCGAAGAGTTGTCAAAGGTTCTGCCGAATGATCACCACATTGTAACAAGTGACGGTTCTGCCAATGTCGTAACAATGCAAGTTATGGATCTAAAGGGCAAGCAACGGCTTTTCACGAATACGGGCTGTGCGCCCATGGGATATGGACTTCCTGCCGCATTGGGTGCATCAGTACACCACAAGATAATTTGTTTGGAAGGAGATGGCAGTCTCCATTTGAACATCCATGAGTTGCAGACCATGAAGCACTACGGTCTTCCCATCAAGTTGATTCTTCTCAACAATGACGGGTACCTGTCGATCAAGATTACACAGAATACATTCTTCAATGGTCGATATGTCGCCTCAGAAAAGACAAGCGGGGTTTCCTTTCCAAACTTCAAGGATGTCATCAATGCATATGGACTTCCATACTGTGCGATCAAAACCAACAAGGACATTCAGCCAACCCTGAACCAATTCCTGTCACAGGAGGGGCCTTGCGTGTGCGAGGTGTTTACCGATCCAAACGAAACACATGAACCAAAGGTAATGGCAAAGTTGGGTGGTGATGGAAAGTTCATCCCAGGGGAACTCAAGGACATCAGGTGGGTAAAGTGAATGTCCTTCTAACGGGGGGAAATGGTTACCTTGCGAAGAGCATCCATTTCGCGCTGAAATCAAAGCACAACATAACCGTAGTCACTAGAAATGATTTCGACATGACTGATGGAAATGCGATGCGAGAATGGTTTCGGGGAAGATCATTCGATACTGTTGTTCATACTGCTATCGTTGGGGGCAGCAGACTTCGATCAGAGACCAATTCGATGTTGGAGCAGAATCTGTTGATGCATTACAACTTGATGGCAAACAGGGAGCATTTCTCTCGCTTCATCGGATTTGGATCAGGAGCGGAAATCTTTGCTCCTGAGACTCCCTATGGTCTAAGCAAAAGAATAATAGCAAACTCAATCAGGGAGACTCCTGATTGGCATAACATCAGAATCTTTGGCGTGTTCGATGAGAACGAATTGCCAACGCGATTCATCAAAGCAAGCATACTCCGTTACCTCAACAAAGAACCAATACAGATTCATACAGACAGGATCATGGACTTCTTCTATATGAAGGACTTGGTGTCTGTGGTAGATAAGTACTTGACGGAGAAAGACCCACCCAAGGAAGTGAATTGCTCTTACAGAGACAAGCACACTCTTTCTGAGATCGCATCACAGATCAACGAACTGGGACACCACAGGGTGGGAATAAACATAGAGCAAGCAGGGATGTCTTTCTATAGTGGGAAGCCACTTGAAATGGATGTTCCCTTAATCGGCTTCTCCAAGGGACTGATCGACACATTTAACACACTTTCCAAAGAAGGAACTACGCAATGAAGGACTATTCTCAGAGTGGTGAGCAAGCGGCGATTTTGAACTACATCGAAACAAAAGGTCTCAATCAGGGAAGACTCTTGGAAATCGGAGCATTTGACGGCGAGAACTTTAGCAATGTCAGAGCCATCATGCTCAAGTACCCAAACTGGAAAGGCGTGTTTGTAGAACCTTCTTCTTTCTGCTTCATTCGCTTGTATGAAATGTACAAGATGGAGCCTAGCCGAGCGGAACTGGTAAACATTGCCGTAGTTCCAGATTCTGATCTTGATGGGAATGCTTTCCTAAAGTTCAACGAGTCACCCATGAGTGCCGTCTCGTCCTCTGTGGACGGGCACACGGAACGGTGGTACAACGAAAAGAATGAGAAAGGAGAATCAGTCAACCCAAGAAGGATCTATGTTGCCAAGACGGGAATGAAGGATCTCTTGGATAAGTTCGGGCCTTTTGATTTCATCAACATCGATGTTGAAGGGTACTCTGCAAGACTCGCGCTTCAGGATTGGTTCAATCCAAGAGACTATGGGTGCAAGTTGCTGTGCATAGAACAAGATGGTCAATGGCGGGAATTGCAGGACAAGTTCGTTCGCCAAGGATATAGCGTCATCAAGTTGAACGCAGAGAATCTGATCATGGGAATCCTATGACCAAAATTCACATCAACTACGCGCACGGGAGGTATGTTCAATCACAGAAGTACTGCTGTCAAACGGCACTTGAGAATGGATTCGATATCTCCAAACCTTATGGTTTGCAGGACTTAGACAAGCAATTTCTTGAATCAAATTCCTACACGATGTCTCAGCCAAGAGGTGCAGGATATTGGCTGTGGAAACCATATCTCATACTGAAAACCCTTGAATCCATGTCGAATGATGATTGGCTTATGTACACGGATTCGGGGATGCACTTTGCAAGAAATCCATGGGAGATGATCACATCAAAGGCAGATGAAATGGGGGAGAAGGGAATAGCCACCTTTGCTTCAATTGCAACGAATAAGATGTTCACAAAGCGTGATGCTTTTGTTCTCATGGAAGCAGACACTCCTTTATTTACAGATGCCCCACACCGAATGGCTAGTGTGTTTGTTTGCAGGAAAACTCCATTCTCGTTAGAGTTTGTTCGTGAATGGTTGGCTTATGCAACAGATCCTAGAATCATCACGGATTTGCCCAATACCCAAGGTCTTCCAAACTACCCAGATTTCAAAGACCATAGGCATGACCAAAGCATCATGAGCATTTTGGGTACGAAGCACAATACACTTCTAGTTGAAGAAGACATCACTCAATTCAGCAATCCAAATCCATACCTGATACATACTAGAAATCCCAACTGAGGTATACACAATGAGATGTATGGTAACTGGAGGAGCAGGATTCATCGGCTCCCACTTAGTGAATGCGCTGCTGAAGGATGGACACACAGTTATCTGCGTGGACAATGAAAGTTCGGAGGGGCACGAATCTTTCAAGTGGAACGATCTAGCAGTCAACAAAAATATCGACATCAATGACTTGGAAATGTCAGACTTCGAAGGAGTCGATGTTGTATTTCATATGGCGGCAGAGGTCAGCATTCCTCGCTGTATTACAGACCCCACCAAGACATTCAGATCTAATGTAACAGGCACATTCAATCTACTGGACTGTGCAAGGAAGGCGGGTGTCTCTCGCTTTGTGTTCTCATCGACATCCGCAATCTATGGGATGGGCGATCCTTCTTTCGGTTTGTATGGAAGTCAGAATGAGATGCACAGGGCAGACTGCCTGAACATCTATTCCACAAGCAAGTTGATGTGTGAGGAGTTGTGCAAACTCTACAGTAAGCCTTTGGTTACCAATAACGGCGTTCATTACATGGATACCGTTTCTCTGCGTTACTTCAATGTATACGGAGAGGGACAGTCCAACAAAGGTCAGTATTGTCCTGTTGTGGCTGTGTTCAGGCGGCAGAAGGCAGAGCGTGTTCCTCTTACAGTAGTCGGAGATGGAATGCAGACGCGAGACTACATCCATGTCTCTGACATTGTGTCTGCTAATATTGCTGCTGCCAATTCAATCAAAAAGTTCAATGGCGACATTATCAACATCGGCACAGGAACCTCCCACTCTGTAATTGAGATTGCCAAGGTGATCGCGGGTGACGATGGGACTATTCGATTCCTACCACCACGGTCGGGCGAGGCAAAACACACGCTTTGCAACTGGCAAAAAGCAAAAGAACTATTGGGTTGGTCTCCAAAGGTTTCATTGATGAATTGGTTGATCTGAGGCTTGTATTTCGCTGAAAGTGTGGTATTATGTCCGAATCCATGACGGACAACATCGAACTCATCATTCTTCGCAGCCTTCTTCACCGTCCTGAATTCACACGCCGTGTTCAGCCGTTTCTCAAGCAGGAGTACTTTCACGACCCCTGCGAGAAGCGACTGTTCAATACGGTGTCTGATTTCATTGAGAAGTATGCTACCGCACCCACCCGCGAAGCCCTGAAGATCATCCTCAATCAGCAGGATGGTCTGTCTCAGGGCGAGTTCGATGAGTGCGTC